CCGACAGCTGCGTTTGAATCAGTGGGTAAAGCAGTCTGTGCGCTGGATGCCCATGGATCGCTGGGATGAAAACGGCGGTATTGTCAATCCAATTGCATTGGAAGGACGGGCGTGTTATGCAGGGCTCGACCTTTCTTCTACGTCTGACCTGACGACGCTGGTGCTGGTGTTCCCGCCGGGTGATGAGGAAGAGCCGTATACGGTACTCCCGTTCTTCTGGCTGCCAGAGGAAACGTTGCCTTTGCGTGTTCGACGTGACCATGTGATGTACGATACATGGGAGAGGCAGGGGTTCATCAAAACAACGGAAGGCAATGTAGTTCATTATGGGTTTATTGAGCGATTCATTTGCGAGCTTGGCGAACGGTATAACATCCGGGAGATTGCTTACGACCGATGGAACGCGACCATGATGGTTCAGGCTCTGCAGGATGATGGGTTTACCATGATCCCCTTTGGACAGGGATTCCGCGATATGTCGCCTCCAACGAAAGAGCTGATGCGCATTGTCCTTGAGCATAAGCTCAATCATGGAGGGCATCCGGTGCTTCGATGGAACATGGATAACGCATTTGTTCGAACTGACCCTGCTGGTAACCTGAAAATTGATAAAGAGAAGTCCACGGAAAAAGTGGACGGAGCAGTTGCACTGGTTATGGCGCTGGATCGTGCCATGAAGAACCTGGGCGGCGGTGGCTCTGTCTACGATGACCGTGGGCTTCTTATTATCTGAGCTTTTGAAAGGAGGAATGGCATGCCATGGTGGATGCGAAACTGCGAGAATCTGGATAAGGCCGTGTATGAAGGCGTAGGTCGATACAATATCCCGGAGATTGCTCCAGTTTTGCTTGATAAATGCAACTTTATCGGCTTTAATCAAGCCAAACGATGCCCAAATCCGGGCGATCTAGGCGTACATTTCTTCTTGGATGACTACCAGTTTTTCCGGGTTTGGACAGGCGTTGAATTGTACATGCCCATGCTGGAGCGTTTCCATTGCGTATGTACACCGGATTTCTCACTGTATACCGACTTTCCATTGGCAGTACAGGTTTACAACCATTACAGGAAGCATTGGCTGGGCAGGTATTGGCAGGAACACGGGTTGACCGTCATCCCGAGCATCTCTTGGAGCGATGAAAAGAGCTTTGACTGGTGTTTTGACGGGGAGCCAGTGGGTGGAGCGGTGGCAATCTCTTCGGTTGGGACGCAAAAGGATAATGAAAGCCGGTATCTATTTAATCTTGGCTATACGGAAATGATGGCGAGACTCAAACCCTCGACCATCTTTTTTCATGGCGCAATCCCCAAATGGTGCTACGGAAACATCGTACCCATCCAAGCGCATCAGACAAAGCTCAGGGAACTGAGGTGATGGACGATGGGAGGTCGTGGAGGCCATGCATTCAAAACGAAGGATGTACGAAAGTCCGAAGCTTTCTTTGGCCTTAATTCGAGTAGTGGCATGTATAACTCGTGGCGCGACAAGCTCAGCAGATTAGAGTTTGCAGCTGTTCAGAGATATACCGGTGATGATTACCGGGACATTAATGACGCGCTGCGAATAAGCGGTTTGTCCAGAGCTAGTCCGGACATCAGGCAATGCGTTGAGGATATGACGAGGGCTCTGAGTAACTTCAACCTTAAGAAAAGCATTACAGTATTCCGTGGTGCTGGCGGAGCAATCTTCGGTGGCAATAAGACAGTCGAAGAGATCAACGCAATGGCAAAAGCGGGTGTGAGGCTCAGAGACAATGGTTTCATGTCCACCTCAGCCTCGCAAGGTGCGAACTTCAGCGGCAAATATCAATTCATTATCACGGTTCCGGCAGGAATGGGACGCGGCGCTTATGTCGCGCCTCTTTCTCATTACAGGAGCGAGAATGAATTCCTGCTCCAGCGAGGGACAACGTTCAAGATCACAAAGGCTGTCCAGAATGGACGGATCACTGAAGTCCATCTGCGTGTTGAGCCTGAAAAGAAAAAGAAGAAGTAATAGGAGGTAAGCAATATGGAGAATAAGCGAAAGGATCGCTTTGTTTCCAAGGAAGGCGAACTGGAGATCATTTATCCCGAAAAGAAGAAGTCGAAGACCACGGGTAAGCCTGCCAAGCCGAATAGGGCGAAGGCAAGTGGTACGCATCAGGGGAAGCGTTGATGCCGAGAAAACCACAACGACCGTGCAGACATCCTGGCTGCGCGAATCTATCGGATGGCGTATATTGCGCAGAGCATCGAGGGTTGTACAGCCGGGAGAATGCTGCGCAGCGAGGATACGATTCCAGATGGCGGGTGGCACGGGCGCGATATCTGAGAAAGCACCCGCTTTGCGTACTGTGCTTGAATTCGGGAAAAGCCACAGCAGCAACCGTGGTTGACCACATCATTCCGCATAGAGGAAATAAACAACTCTTCTGGGATATGTCCAACTGGCAGTCACTCTGTAAGGCGTGCCATGATCAGAAGACGGGAAGCGGCCTGTAATGAATAGGAGGGATATCCCTTGAAGCTCTTTGGACGTTTCAAGGCGCGTGATAAGCCGACAGATTCGGTGAGTTCTGCGCCTGTATTCTACTTTGGAAGTAGTACATCCGGCAAATCGGTTACCGCGCGATCTGCCATTCAGGTGTCTACTGTTTATGCTTGCGTCAGGGTTATTTCGGAGACCATTGCGAGTTTGCCGATGCATGTATTTGAGCAAACAGATGATGGAAACAGAAAAGCTTTGGAGCATCCGCTCTATAAGCTTCTGCATGATGAACCCAATGCAGAAATGACCTCATTTGTTTGGCGTGAGGTCATGCTGACGCACTTGCTGCTCTGGGGTAATGCTTACTGCCAGATTATTCGAAACGGGCGCAATAAGATCCTGAGCCTGTATCCGCTTATGCCGGATCGCATGGAAGTGGATCGAGAGAGCAATGGCCAATTGACATACACATACACGACCAATGATGGTCAGACAGTAAAGCTGAGGCCAGAGGATGTGCTGCACATCCCGGGTCTAGGCTTTGATGGCGTAATGGGCTGTTCGCCGATCGCGCTTGAAAAGAACGCTATTGGCTTGGGTATCGCGGCAGAGGAGTATGGAAGCAAATTCTTCTCCAATGGTGCAACCCCCTCTGGCGTTCTGACGCACCCGAACACAGTCAAGGATCCGCAGCGACTGCGCGAGAGCTGGACAAGAGCCTATGGCGGTTCATCGAACTCTGGCAAAGTGGCGATTCTTGAAGAGGGCATGAAGTTTGACCGAATCTCCATGCCGAACAATGAGGCACAGTTCCTAGAGACGCGTAAGTTTCAGGTGTCTGAGATTTGCCGGATCTATCGTGTGCCGCCGCACTTGGTTGGCGACCTTGAACACGCCACCTTTTCCAATATCGAGCATCAGTCGATCTCGTTTGCAACTCATACCATCCGTCCATGGCTGGTTCGGATTGAACAATCGATCAATCGAGCGCTCTTCTCTGAGAAGGAGAAAGGGCGCTTTTATGTTCAGTTCAATATCGACGGACTTCTGCGGGGTGACTACAAGTCCCGTATGGAGGGCTATGCGATCGCACGCCAAAACGGCTGGATGAATGCCAATGACATCCGAGAGCTCGAGAACTTGAATCCCATTGCTGAAGAGGATGGCGGTAACCTCTATCTGGTCAATGGCAATATGATTCCGATCAACGCGGCAACAGCTGTTGTTGCTGCAGTAGGAGGTGAGAGTAATGAGAACCATCAGCCTTAATGGCTACATCGATGAAGATGTCTGGTATGGCGATGAGATTACGCCTCGGGCACTTCATGAGGAGCTGTATGGCGCAGAGAACGTAAACGCCGATGATGTACGCATTGTCCTCAATTCGTATGGTGGCAACTGCAATGCTGCAACGCGGATGTTCGACGATGTACGCGCATATCCGGGCAAGGTTCATCTTGTGATCTCGGGCACTGCGGCATCGGCAGCGTCAGTTCTTTCGCAGGCTGCCCATCGTGTCGAGATGACACCGGGCAGTCTTTTTATGATCCACGACCCGTCTTGCATGGCTGTGGGTAATGAGAGCGATCTGAGTGAAGCCATTCGACTGCTCAGGGCTTGCAAAGAAAGCATTCTCAACGTTTATGCACGTAGGTCTCGGAGAAGCCGTGAAGAGCTTTCGAACATGATGCGTGAAACGACGTGGATGGATGCCCAGCAGGCACTTGCTGAAGGGTTCATTGACGGCATCGTCGAGGATGTTCCGAGCAATGAGCTGTTCAACTCAGCGGCACCGAGAGTTGTGGATCGTGCTGAAGCAGAGGCAAAGGTACAGAATTGGCTGACCCGATCAAGGGCTAGGCGTCCTGTTCAGAATACTGCGCAGCCACCGAGTCCAGTAGTACCCGCGCCCGAACCCGAAAAGCGAGAAAAGGCAAAGGGAACACCTGTAGACCAGCTGCACAAGCGGCTGAGTTTGATCAAACCGACGAAATAAGGAGGATACGAAAATGAGCAAGGTTATTGAAATGAGACAGAAGCGCAGCGATATCTGGGATCAGGCGAAGGACTTCCTGGATACGCATACCGATGAAAATGGCCTCATGAGCGCAGAGGATACCGCACAGTATGAGCGCATGGAAAAGGACGTTGTCGATCTCGGCCATGCTATCGAGCGCATGGAGCGTGCTGAGCAGATGGAGCGCATGCTCAACGAGCCGGTGGATCAGCCGCTGGTGGGCAAGCCGGATCGCGGCAAGTTTGACGCGAAGAAGGGTGTCAAGAGTGAGACGTATAAGACTGCGTTCTGGAATCACATGCGTGGTCGTTCCAATTATGAGGTGCGCAATGCGCTGCAGGTTGGTACGCTCTCTGAAGGCGGTTACCTGTGCCCGGACGAGTTTGAGCGCACGCTGGTCCAGGCTCTGGCCGAAGAAAACGTCATGCGCAGTCTTGTCCATGTGATTACTACCTCTTCTGGTGATCGAAAGATTCCGCTGCACCTGGCGAGGGGCAATGCGAGCTGGATCGAGGAAGAGGCGCAGATTCCTGAGTCTGACGATGCCTTTGGCCAGATCACACTGTCTGCGCATAAGGTTGGCTGCATGGTCAAGATCAGCGAAGAGCTGATGCATGACTCTGCCTTTGATATGGGTTCCTTCATCGCCCGTGAGTTCGCGCGTCGAGTTGGCGCAACGGAGGAAGAGGCGATCATCAACGGCGATGGCAATCACAAGCCGACGGGTCTTCTGCATGATACGCTGGGTGCCCAAGTTGGTGTAACGACCGCTGGCGCTGCTGCGATTACTGCGGATGAGCTCATTGAACTGCAGCATAGCCTGAAGGCTGGTTATCGTCGTAAGGGCATCTTCATTATGAATGATGCCACGATTGCCATGCTGCGTAAGCTCAAGGACGGCAATGGTCACTATCTCTGGCAGCCGAATATCCTGTATGGTCAGCCGGATCAGCTGCTCAATACCCGCGTGGTTAGCTGCAGCACGATGCCGCTGCCGACTGCTGGCAATAAGGCCATTCTCTATGGTGACTACAGCTACTATTGGCTTGCCGATCGTGAGGGCCGTAGTCTCGCGCGTCTCAATGAGCTGTATGCCGCGACCGATCAGATTGGCTTCAAGATCACGCAGCGTGTGGATGGTCGCCTGATTCTTCCGGAGGCAGTCAAGTGCCTGCAGATGAAGGGTGCCTGATGAATAAGAGGGAGTTGTCCGCTTGGGCAGCTCCCTTTTGAATTGGAGGTTTTTTCATGAGTAACAGTACCCGTAACTATCATGCCCACGGTGGCAATGAGTGGGTGATCGGTGGCAAGCTGACGTTTCTTCCGGGAGCAACCGTTGAAGGCGCTGAAGGCCTCTTTGATCTTCCGACTGCCAGTGAGCCGGTTCTGCTGAATGTCACGGAGAGTGATGCCACCACGGTTGCAGCGCTTCGTGAAGATTACAATGGCCTGATCGCTGAACTGCGTAAGGCCGGACTGGTGTCTGAGCAGACGAGCGGTGATGCAACGTGATCCTGACGATTGATGAGGTCAAAACGCATCTTCGTGTTCAGCACAATGAAGAAGATGAATACCTCGAGTCGCTGATCGCGCAGGCACAGGAGGCAGCAGAGGACTATACGAGGGTGTCTTTTTCAGATACGGCACCTGAGCCGGTTCGTCTAGCGGTGCTGCTGATGGTCGGTCACTTCTACGAGAATCGTGAGGCAGCCGACAATATTGCCTATGCGACCATGCGTACTGCATTCCAGAATCTACTGTATCCGCATCGAGATCCCGAGAAGATGTTCTAGGAGGTGGTTGTTTGCGGGGTTACAAAAACTTTGAGAGCAATCCGCGCCCAGGAGATCTTCGGCACATGATCGAGATCGGCTATACGGAAAACATCATCAATGAAAACGGCTACCCGGAACCTACTGATGTAACAGTCTGTAAGGTCTGGGCAGCCGTTATTGATGCTGGTAACCAACACTATCGCGCAGCTGACGTGGTGAACACGGAGGCAGTCCTGAACTTTACAATCCGATATCGAACGGATGTGAAGCCCGGAATGTGGGTGAAGTTCCAGAATGAGAAATGGAACATCTCCACATTGGGCGAGTACTCATTCAAACGCACCTATCTCGGCCTCAAGGCTTCCCTGTCGAAGGGAGTGAGTGGCTAATGCGTCAGGTTCAGCAGGCTCTCAAAGAAATAGGCATTCCGGTCATGGCAGGTATCTGGAGAGCGACGTCACCTAACCAGAACCCGCCCCTTCAATATGTAGTGTATTCCACGACAACGACAGAAGAGGCGCATGTAGACGACCGGGTGGTTTCCATTCGAACCTTTATCTACTTAAACCTTTGGAGCGACATCGATCCAAGCAGCATGCGCGAAACCATACGCTTAGCAATGTACGCTGCTGGCTTCTCCATGGCGGAGGAAACAGATAAGGGCTATAACCAGCCTGCTTACGATACAGCCACAAGGCAGTTTACTGTCCAATGGACGTGGGTATGGCGAGAGGATGTGGACTATGGCCATTGAGTTGCGTGGGTTTACGG